ATGGGCACTATGTATCCCAAGCAATATTACGTGATTGAGTTCCAAGGTGCAGAGGGGGACTCCTATTACTTCTACATGAAGTCCAACCCCCAGCGCATCTTCACGGGGGACTACAGCGACTTTGACATGTGGCGTAAAGCACGGTTAGAGTTACAGTGCAAGGAGGCAATGAATCGTTATGATGAAGAGTTCCATTAATGAGCGGGTTGACCGCTTGCAAGTTATCTTAAATGAAATAGATATGCTGAACGACCGCGCGAGACTCCTCATCGCGTTAATCGAGAAAGAGGACCGCAAGGAGAAAGACCTGACACGCTATGGTCCCACTCCCGCTGATTGAACTGGTTGGTTGTGTGTTGGGTATCCTTGGTGGTGCTCTTAACTGCACAACCAGCATTCGAAACAAGGTTGCAGGATTTGCAACTTGGTTCGTGAGCAACGCTCTTATGGCCTACTGGGGCTCCCAGACAGGCAATTGGAGCACGGTTGCAATGTATGTATTCTTCCTTAGCACGTCGTCATACGGACTGTGGATGCACTGGAAGATGACTCAATAGAGTCGCTACTATTTTAAACCTGTTTAATACTGCCCGAGTTTCACAATTACACTCTGTTCTAGAGACTCGGTTTTACTCAATCAAATAAAAAAAGAGTGGGTTACTCCACCCAACACATATTGGCAGAGGCAAGTGAAACTCCAGCCGTTTGATTTGTATCGGAAGTGTATCTGATTACAACGATACCTGAGCCACCGGCGCCACCAAAAGTTGTAATTGAACCGGAACCCCCGCCACCACCACCAGTGTTGGCAGTTCCCGCGCCACCAGTGGTAGAATCAGAGCCGTTACCACCACCGTATCCAGAGGCAGCCTGCCCACCGGTTCCGATGAAAGCGGTGGCAGCAGTGCTACCGCCGCCACCTCCACCGTAACCCACGGAAGACCCCGTGATAGTGCTAGAGACACCGGCTCCACCCTGTCCGGCTGAACGAGTAACGTTACCTGCAGTACCGTTGGCACCAGCACCAGCGCCACCTCCACCCTGTTCCCCGCCACCGGAACCGGCACCACCATCATACAATGAACCGTCGCCACCAGCAGCAGTATAGGACGAGCCACCACCGATTGTGCCACCTCCACCTGCGAAGTTTCCGGAAATAAAACTGCCGCCCTTGCTGCCACCGTCGGAGGTTATGGTGCTAAAAGTGGAGTCGCCACCGTCAGTAGCTATTGTCGAGGTGCTTTGCTTACCGCCAGTGCCACCAGTGCCAACAGTTACAGTAACAGTAGAGGACGGCGTGAGTCCGGTCAGTGTGCCGGTTCGAACTTGCCCACCACCCCCACCACCTGCGGTGTAACCCCCACCCCCACCACCTGCACCGACGACCAGGTAATCAACCGATGTCACTCCAGCGGGAACAGTCCAATCACCAGTGCCAGTGGTTGTCCATATATAAATGGTAGACCCTGGAACCGTTGTCGTGTCTGTCGTGTCTGGATTTTTGGTTACCATCTAAATCACTCGTCCGAAGTTCCGTTGGTTTGGTATACAATCTTGATTCCCAGAAGATACTGGGCATCCGTGTTCGTGTCGTCACCTTCACGCTGTGCACGTATCTGGCACCACTCGCCACCCGCGGGCGTGCCCCCGAGCGTGATGGCTGATGTGGTTGCGCCAACAATCAGCTTACCGGCCTTGCTCGATGCGAAGGTTGTAGTAGACGTCTGGAGCGTGCCATAGGCTGTGTCCATTGTCTCACCGTCCGCAAAGCACACACCTTGGACGTTCCAGATAACCGTGTGGCTACTGGCTTCAGTGCCCGCTGCACAGTGGAAGTATGGCGTTGCCGTGACGGTTCCGCCATCATAGTTTGCTGGAAGCACAAAGCCCCATTCGTGCGATGCGTCGCTTGCACTTGCTATGAACTTGCTGGCGCGGAAGTTCACCTTGTTCGTGCTGGTCTCCGTGGTTGTAAACGAGTCGTTGCCACTAGTTGTAGAGGCAATCCCACCCGCGCCCGAGAGGAAGATTGTCCGCTTGGGATAGGTGCTAATGCCCGTACCGCCATCAGTATAGGGGACGTCCGTCCCACCAGCGCGATAAATGTAGGCCGACCCGATAGTTGTTGCTGTGGGAATATCTGTGGCAATTTTAATATCGTCGGTTCCATTGCCGACAACCACGCCACCAGATGTAAGTGCACCCGATGAGTGGGTGACGGTTCCCGAGCCCGCACCCGTTATGTCGGTGTATGCAAGAGCAGTGCCGTTAATTTTGTATTTCTGGCCACTTGGAATGTTAATAGACCCGCTAGAGTTTACTGTTGCTAGGGACCCTTGGAAGGTTGCACCCCCCGTCCCGTCTGCAGTGATGATTGCATCATCGGTACTGCCAGTACTGCCAGTGATGTCACCAGCACCTGTAGCGGCCCACTGTCCATCCGCACGCAAGAACCCAGAGCCACCAGGGAACTTCGGAAAGAACCCATGCTTACTGGTGCTGACGTCGTTTGTCGTGTTGTCTGACAGCGAGAGGTCGGACTCCGCGATAGACTTAATCTTTGCAATAATGGCGTTTAATTGCGCCGAGGTTATTTTAGTAACCCCATAAACAAATGTGTCGTCCCATGCCATGATTACCTCCCTCTGTGATGGTCAGACCCGATTATGCAACACTGGTTGAACGGGACGCCGTAAACCGTGACGTAGCCAGACTTTACAAGAGCGGACCAGCCGTATGCGTTATACGCGTAAAGAGTTACGTCGTACGACCCAGATGTGGAATATACCGAATCTACGGGGTCCTCGATATTCTGTGATGTTGTTCCAGCGCCTGGGAAAAGCCAAGAGAATGTGGTTCCGTTGGTGGTGTTGTTGGTCCACGTAACCGTCATAGGTTTAGAGCCTGCAGGTGGGTCTGTGGAACCTGTTCCAGAACCGCTAAAGGCAACGGTTGGAAGCACGTAAGTAATCGTTACCTTCCCCTGTGCACCGTTACCCCCATTGCCACCAATTCCGCTACCTGTGAAGTAGGCCGCACCTCCACCACCACCGCCACCATTGTAGCCAGTGGCGCTAGTGCCCGAGCCACCCGGAGGCGACCCCCCTGTTCCGTGGCCAGTGCCCGTGCCGTCATTGCCGTAAGCCGTGCCGCTGATATCTGTGGCACCCGCACCGCCTGCGCCTGTGTAACCGAGTGCGGTGCTGCTGCCACCATTGGTGCCATTGGGCGATGGACCATCTGACCCGCCGCTTCCACCATATCCAATGACGATGGAGTAAGAGTTACCGGGGGTTACGGCTACTTTAGCCACGGTGGTTGTTGTTCCACCAATCCCCCCAGCGCCACCAGTACCACTTGAACCGATACCTGCGCGGCCACCGCCTCCGCCACCTTGGACTACGATGTCAACGTATTGTACTCCCGAGGGACACACCCAGTTCCCCGGAGAGTAAAACGTATCGACGGTCATGATTAATTCGTCCTAGCGACAAGAATCATAATGCTGACGCGCGTTACTGTTGATGCGCTGTCAACGTAAAACTCCCAGATGTCGCCTTCTGTTACCGCGGTTGTCCAGCCCGTGAGGGCGAACGAGCGTGCGGCTTTCTTGCTCGAAAGTGTTGGCTTATCAGTGCCCGCGATTGATGCAGTTGTTAGCGACGATGCGGGCCATGATGACACTGTAACCGCCTTGATGTCGACCACAATTGAGCCAGACTGGTCACCGATTACGGTCCACCCCAGAACTTTACAGTCATAGGGAATCTGAATGTAGCCCTTGGAGCCAGTGCCGATTGCCGCTCCTCCATTGTCGATGACATACGAGATAGCGGAAGAAGACATGTTCTCCCGCTGGTCAGTAATCATCGCAGTAGTAATCTGCGTAGTCCCCGCAGCAATTGTCACGTAGGCAATCGGTATCTCCCAGACTGTGTCGACTGTCTGCGTAAGAGCAGGCAGTGAGGGAGAGGCCGCGGCGGTTCCCTTGACAACAGCCACACGAACAGTGCCAGGAGAACCAGCAGCAGTGCTTCTAAGAACAATTCTATCATACCTCGTATAAGTTGCATCAGCAGCATCAAACGATATGGTCTTGGATGCGTCATTTTTATACCAACGACCCTGCACCCACGCGATACCCGTGTCCATAAGAACGTTCATTGCCTGCGGGCTGTTCTGGGTAATCTTTAACCCGTTGAGCGCCGCAAGGTCTACGCCGTCAAGGTGGACCGTCCGGAACGTCTCGGCAAAGTGGACATCCGTATTAGATGTTACATCGTGGAATCTAGATGTTTCAGTCATTTTATCTCCTCAATGTAGCCGACTGCTCCTTGGTTAAATCCATGAGCACCGACTGTAAATTTTTAATAGTCTTTCCAAATCCCAAGACGGTCTTAACACCCGCCTTGTTGATAGTTTGTGATGTCGATACAATTTGATAACTTGCGGTTACCAGGTTCGGGAAGACAACTTTCACGGTGTCCCCAATGGTAAAGTCCGTTCCAAAAACGAACGTGTTCGACTCAAGATAGTTAACCTCGAAGGCAGTCGCTACCGACTTGGTCGCGAGAACTGACTTTGAGCGGTCATCTATTGCAGTACTGTCAAGGCAGTCTGATGCCTCGATAAACAACTCTCTACGACCCCAATACTCGGGCTCTGTGCCACTATAATACTCTCTCACTGTTCGTGCTGCAGCGTCTCCAGTGCCACCGCCATACGCGACATTCTTCATGTCAATGCTGGACTGATAGTAATTCATCGTCTCGATGTTATCATACTCTGGAGACAGGACCACAGTAGACGAACGGTCGGTGCCAGCATATACGGTAAAAGTAAAATTAAGGCCAGAGCCAGACCACACCAGACCGTAGGATAACCCACTTGCAGTGCATATATCATAAAGCACATCTGTTAATGGCTGTAACCTAGCGTTATACTTGATTGTCGCCCCGCGTGCACTATCGGCTGCTAATGTGAGCCCCGTAATCACACGCTTGGCATCGGTTGGATTTATGCATTCAGCGTCCACATAGTGGCGCATAATTGTTTCGGCCTTGTCGTTGGTTGCGTGGTAACCTGTTCCCGATGCCGTGTCTGTCATGCAGATACGGAACGAGAGTGCGGCCTCCACGCCACGGCCAGATATCTTCCAAGTCTCGGAGGCTTTCCCGCCAAGACCGACTGGAGACTCTATCTTTTCAATGATGCCGATGTGTTCCTTGCTGCCATGGTAGAAGCGGGCAAACCCACCAATTACAATTTTATCTACACCCACAGCGTAGCGGTTAACCTGCATCTCCCACGAGTCAATCTCATACCACTTCTCGTTGAAAGTGAAGTAGATGTAGTCGTCGATTTCGGCGACCAGCACCATTGCGGCTGAAAAGAACTGAATGGGGACGGTTGGTTTCGGGTCTGACTGAACGTGGATTGACCCCTCCACCGTGAAATCTGTATCCACAACGGCGAAGTCATCTACGCCATAGTCGGCCCGACCGGACTGGTATGGCTGAATAATTGCCATACCTATACCCCACTAAACCTATTCTGCCACGTAACAATTGCTCGTGTTGCCGCATCAATTGACGTTGCAGTAAAGGTGAGCGTGTTCTCTCCAGGGACAAGCCCCCAGAACTCCGAAGACGAGGAGAGATATTGGAACCCGTTGACGGTTGTGCCAGCGCTAGAGTCGTAATAGGATACCGTCTTGTTTCCGAAGCCGGTAGTGATTGTCATCGTGTCGCCCGCGTCCATATCCTTTGCGAAGGTGATTGCCTTACCCGTGGTTGTGTTAGTGAGCACTGGATTGGTTACGTCCCCCGTGATGACAATAGTGACTGGTGCCTCTATGTCTCCTGTATTGTTAGCGACAACTGTCGCTGTGTTGGACGGCAGAACGAACGGGAACACCAGCGGGAATGTTGCCGTGGTGGACGACCCTATGGTTACTGCCTGCGAGTCTGAGTACCAAAACGGGTCGTAGGCTATCAGGTTGATAGTTACCAATTGGTAGTTGTTCCCACGCATGCCCGCGCTGACCGCGGGGGTGTTCTGGCCAATAGCGTTAATGTAGTAGGTGGTGCCATCCTCATACTCAAATATAAGGATGCCTGGACCACCGATTGGATTGAGTAGACGGGATAGATACTGGACGGCTGCCTGAACATCTGTGAGGGTCGGTGCCGTTACGAGAACGTTGAACGTTATCGGGCGTTCCACGAAACGGGTATCGAGATACGTCGAACCGTTCTGATAGGGAGCAACGGTTGTCTGATGCTCGATGTAGGCAGTCGAGAATCCGTCGTAGTTCTTCAACAGTTTATAAGTGTCGGAGTCCTTGGAGAATTCCACCTGGACCCCTGCGGACGACTGCCATGTTATCTTCATTTCAAGTGCACATCCTGCATTATGATTCTGTTAATGATATTCTTGTATTCCTCAAGATGGACATACCACATTGACCGCCAGTGAACACGTTCGGCTTGGTTGTAATTACGTCCAAGTCTGTCGGCTCCGTGAAACCCAAATTCAAGGCGATGCATATACTTGACAGGAGACCCGATACGCGCAACGGGACTATCTCCAGCGGTAACCTCCGAGCGGATGCGGCTTCTGTAGAAACCCGTGTCCACTGGTGCCACTTTCTGCACGTCCGCTGCATAGGCGTCTCCCGCTTTCGTTACGGCTTCGACTTTGCGGTCCTGCACTGCTTTCCTGGCGTCATCAATGAAGCCCATGAGGCCCCTTTCAATCATACTCGTGTCCCACGTAATCTTCATCAGACACCTCCAGCAATAATGCGCGACATTTTCTCCGCGGACGCGTTTGCAATCTCCTCTGGGCTGGCATTGCCGCTGTTGTAGTTGATAATGGTAATATTGGTCCCTTGCTTATAGCCAACAGCAGCCCACGCCTCATCCTGTGACTTGTAGCCAGAGGCTGCCTCGTTATATGCAAGCTGCCTGGCAATCTCGCTACGGTAAGCCTGCTGGCCCCATTTGTCTCCAGTGAGTTGGTCGTAGTATTTCTGGTAAAGCCCTTCGGCAACTTGTAACTGATACGCGTTTGCCTGCGTGGGTGAAGCATTGACACCCATGCTGCCATTAACGCCAGATGCGTAGTAACCAGACTGGCTACTCTGGTCAAAACCGAAAGACTGGCCCATGAGTATGTCGGCGACCTTACCGCCAACCATGGCGTCCTTAACACCTGTCAGTTCGAGCCGTTTTGCGTTATACTGTTCGGCAGTGAGGTTCCCCGCGTTGTACTCGTCATTGAGGTATTTCAACTGCTCTGCTTTCCCAGCCTTGTCAGCTACGGACATCTGCGCGACAAGAGCTTCGGCATCACGGTTATACGCCGTCTCGGTTTTCGTTGCTCCACTAACAGCAGCGGCCTTACTAGTGTACTGGTCCCATAGACCCATAACCCATTCGAGGCCACGTGCCTGAAAACTCAAAGCATCTGTAACTTCAAAGACGGCCATTGTGGCACGGTCTGTATAGCTAGAAAGTTTTGCCCAGCGCTCGTTCATCTTCTCGTTAGATTCGTTGAGCTTCATCACCTGTTCGTTCGTGAGGTAAGTCTGTTTCTCAATCTTATCGAGGTTCTCTACGTAGTTGTTAGTTAACTTATTTGCCTCGACCCACGACTTGCCGAGTAACACAGACGAGATTTCCGCTTTCGTCTGTGCATCGTCTACACCTTTCAATGCCTCCGCAATATCGATAAAGAGTTCAGATGTCGACTTACCGCTTGGGTCAACCCCCAACTTCCTGAACGCTTCCGCCTGCTTGCTTGTTGCGTCTGAAGCCTGCGAAGCCGAGAGTACCATTTTTGCCAACATGCTATCGTAGGCGTTGGCCTCTTCCCCAGCAAGTTTTGCTGCATACTGGAACTTCTGAAGGTCTTGAACATTGACGTTAATAACTTCGGATAATTCCATCATATCTTCTGCGGCCCTGGACATCGCTATTAGATGTTCTGTTGCCGCGATTGCCGCTGTTCCAACGGCTGCCAACCCAAGTGTAGACCCTGTTACGAAACTCTTAAAGGCACCTTCCATGTCGGTGAGTGCCTTAAGAAAGTCGGCATCGTCTATGCCTAATTTGGCCATGTATTGCATTTCTTCAGCCATTCGACCCTCCTATGAATCCGCGCATCTTGTTCTTCATTTCCTGTAGACGCGCTGTTTGTTCGATTAGTTCTTCTTCAGACCCTGGCTCTTCCGATACCAGAGTGTCTCCTGGCCCATACTTGTAACCATGGCCCGTCCCGTCGGCGCCACCATGATTAAGTACGAGGCAATCAACAAGTTTTACCTTTGCACCGGTAACGGATACAATCTTGTGCCCAATACTGGCGAACATGTAATCGAGCAATTTGAGTTGCTCAAAGTTGGTCTCGTTCTGTATGCCAGCGCAGACCTCTATCTCCGCGTGGGTGGCCTTCCAGAATTCATCGAGGGTCCATCCTGTTGATTTCAGGATGTTACGTTGGGTTTCTTTCTCGGTGAGCGTTTCCGAGACGGTTTTGGGTTTGGGGTATCATCCCCCTGTTTTGCGGGCGTTTTATCCGTGTTCTGTGGCTCTGGTAAAGTTATCCAACCCGACACCACCATACCCATAGTTATTGTGACGTATAACGTCGATATGCCCCCCAATCCTTTGAATTGCGCGATGAACTTCTTCGTAAACTCCTGCGCATCTTCAAGGCCTTTTTCGTTTGGTTCAAAGTGTCGGACCAACGACCCATCTTTCTGCTGGTCTTTAAGACCAGTCCAGAGTAGTTTGGACGCTATGTCAAACCCAAACTTGTTCATGTCAATCCCCATATAGATTGACCCGAAGCGCGATTCATAGTTGCACACGTCGCGGATAGTGAACCGCAGGTGATACATCTCTTCGCCCAGTTTAATGGGCATGCTTTCTCTAGACATGCTAACTCCTTTAAAAAATGATTATGGGTGGTTGGCAGTGCCACGGGTAATGCGGAACCGATAAATCTTCGGGACGTATGACGCGCCCTGGTCAACCACGATAAAGGTTGTCTTAATGCTTCCAGACGGGTAGGATGCGAGGGGCATGCTAATCAGACTGGAATCATTCCCAGTTGTAACAACAGTTCCATCCACGTAGATGGTGCCAGCGGTTGCAGTGGGTTTAAGCGTGAACCCTGTATTGTCGGCGTAAATAGTGCCGTCGATTGTATAGGTTGCTGCTGCGGGCGTTGTGAACAGAGAAGTGATTTCCGTGCCGTGCTCATCGTCCATACTCCAGAAGGGAGTGGTGAGAGCAGCGCCTGCAGTGGTTACCTCGGTAACGGACTCTGTGGGAGTGATGGTCACGCTGAACGTGGCCGGTGCACCCTTCATGGGGGTAATTACCGAGTATGATGAGATGAATCCGGGGATGCTGTATGCCAGCGTTCCGAATGTCGAGGGGTAAACAATCTTCCAGGTTCCGGTGGTCTTCGCGAGAGCAAGAACGCGAAGGGCGGCCTGGGCAGTATCGTTTACGAAATATCCCTTGAAAGTCATATCTCCGAAGGACCCCTGTCCCGGAACTGACACTTTGTATGTCGAGTCGTGGGAAGTGGCGTCTACCTTCTCGACGCTGAAGGGCGGCGCACTGATATCAGTGAGCTCGGCATAGACTGTGCCGTTGTACATCATGTACATGCCCTGGGTAATTTTTGCTTGGTTCGTCATGTGATAACCTCTACTTTGCAATCCATGCTACAGCGACGGCGACAAGGCTCACAACAAGTGAGACTATGAACGCCACCGCCGCGCTGAATTTACCTGCAATCCTTTCTTCTCCAATCTTCTCGTCGTTGACCTTCTCAAGCGCGGACACGCGGGAAAGTGCGGCTGCCTCTCGGGCTTCCCACTCTTTGCGTGACTGCTTGTCGTGCTCGTGTAACTCGTCGATGCTCTTCACTAGGTGCTTAACATCGTTGCGAGTTTCAATGACATATCGCATTAAATCCTCGTGCGCCTCGCACACGTGGGCTTCGAAGATTGGAGGTGACATTTCAGTTCACCTTCATTACGAATCTTCGGCGTGGTTCATCGAGTGTCTCTTGGTCGGCGATATAATCGTCGAGCGTTTTGAATGCGTAGTCTCGCAGTTGTTTCACCGCGGAGTAAACGTCGAAGTTAGAGGAGTAGTCTTGATTGCTGATTTGAAGTGTTCCTTCTTGCAGTCCGAGTTCCAGAAGCCCCGCTTTAGACAGCGTGAGCGACGCGGACTTGGTGTCATCACATGCCGTAGGCGTGACTCCACGTGACTTACAGTAAACATTGATTTGGCGGTCTGCCTCATCAATGATGGCCTGAAGAACTGTGGGCGTGCGGTTTGTTGCTGTGTTGGTAACTGTTGCCAACTCTGTTGTAGAACAATAGCTCATCCACTAACCTCCGGGTTCTCACGCCAGTCGTAATTCTTACGTTCTCTGTCCTGCGGGTCAATCGGTTGTGTGCCGACATTCATCGTGGAATCAAACCGCTTAAGGTAACCGTTCGGTCCTAACTGGGTTCCATCCATTTCTAAAAAGGATAGTTCGGCGGAGGTGAACGCATCCGCATTTTGTGCAGCGCGTTCACGGTCCTTGTGCCAAGTCCCAGAAAGGTATTTACCTGAATTCTGGGAGCAGAGCATGTGGCTCACTCCGCTCAGTACTGGAGCCTGCAGGTTGCGTAGGCGAGGGTCTCGTTGGCGTCGAACCGCATTGAGACGGACATGCCCTGCATGTCGCGGATTGAGTCAGCGAAGCGCTCTACGCTGATGTCACGGCGCATGCCGATTGCACCTGCAGAGCGGGAGTCGATGACGAGGCCACCGATGTAGTTGTCAGTTCCCCAGCCCCAGGTGTAGGTGCTGGAGTCGTCGGTAACACCGCACATGTGAATGTCGCATCCGAGCATGCGGCCAAGCTGGCCGTTCTGGTAGGGTGCGCCACCGACTGCATCGAAGTAGTTGGTTGAGACTGCACCAATTGCTGCACCGTGGAAGGTTGGGTGGACAACAATCTTGTCGGGCATGAAGCCGTAGCCCTGGACCTGTGCAACTGCCTTTGCAGTGTTGGCCATGAGGTTTGCACCGGCGCCACCGAAGTCAACCGCGGAGCCAGAGGGCTCGAGAATCTTCGAGAGTGCAACCTGGTTGAGGGTGTTCTCAAGGCGGAACCCTGCCTTGCGGATTTCACCAGCGACGATGTCGAAGAGGGAGTCCTCAATCATCTCGTTTGTAATCATCGGGCGGACTGCATACTTGGCTGCAGTCAGGGTGTTGACACTGTAGGTCTGGGATTCAATCGGAATCTCGGCGCCTTCTGCAACGATGGGGGCGTAGGTGCCAGTCTCTCCGTAGGGAATCTTGAGGACCTGCCCAGCCATCTGGAACATGGGGAGGACGCCACGGAAACACTTTGCGGGCTCGGAGCCCTCAAGGACGGTCGCGAGAATTTCGGTCGGGATAAGGGTTGAGCCCTGGATACCTTCGGAAATGAGCAGTTCACGAGCGTTCTGGACCTTGCCATCAAAGTCATGGTAGGCGAGTTCGCGCGGGAGTTTCTCTGCAGTCTGTTTCAGTTCGGCCGGTCCCATTGCATCCATTGCAAGGAACTGTGCAAGCCTGCGGGTGTGAATCATTGAGTCGGTCATGTTAGATTAGGCCCCCTTGGGTGAGTAGCCGGGCTGAATTACGGCATAGCCTGCGCTGTTGGCCGCGAAGTCAGTGAGGGCGAATCCGAGGAGTTCGCAGTCTGCGGTGTCGGGTGCGGTGATGACACAGCCTGCTGCTGCACCAGCCATGAGGTTGTCGCCAGCGTCGATTGCATTGCCTGCAGACTCGCAGACCTTGACTACAGAGCCGACTGATGCAACCGCGACGTGTCCGCCGGTGGTTGCCTGGGAATACAGTGCAACGCCAACGAACTTCTCGACAACGGAGGTGTCGGAGTCGCACGGAATTACGGTATAGTCCACGCCAGTGGCGGGGATAACTACTGCCTGGCCTGCAAGGATTGCAGAGCCTGCGATACAATCAATTACGGTTCCAAGCTGACGAGGCTTGGGGTCAAATGCTGCTGGGGTTGTTGCGGTCATATGTTATTCACTCCTGTGAAATTATACGGTCCCTCTTGTCAAACTTGACACGGAATTCAGGGACGTGTTCAACCTTCTTTTCGATAACGGGTACTGCAACAGCCACGGGTGCCGCTGCCGGCTGGGACTTAACCTCTTTGAGCTCCGCTCTAAGAGATTCTACATCCTGCTTGAAGACTTTCATCGCTTCAAGTTCCTGCTTGACGCTTTTCATGGCATCAAGGTCAGAACGAAGTTTTGCGATTTCTTCAGCCTGTTCAAGTTCCCGAGAGTTGTCAACAGCCGTAGGGATTACGGGCGCCTTGACGGGTTCCGCCACCTTGGCTTCTAACTCTTTCGTGTCCATTGTTTCTACCTGCACCACTGGTTCGGGTGCATCTTGCACTGCTTCCAGCGGTGCGGCTTCATTAATTCTGCAGAGTTTACATGCGCCTTTGTTGACGAATGCAAAGCCAGAGAAGTTAATGGACGTCGCTTCCAACTGGCGGGTCGAGGCATTATACCTTTCATCTCCCGTGTGCTCAACGCTGACATACTTGACGCGCCCTTTCTTAACCTGGGCTGCCATGTCGCGGCCCTTGGACGTGTCGCCGTATATCATGATGTCTGCTACAACCGCGCCATTCTCGTAGCGCGGATTGAGAATCTCGGCTACCTTGTCGGTAGCGTCTCGTGGGAAGCCTCCCGTATGACGTGTCCAGCCCGCTGTGTCAGACCAGTTCCGCGCATACTTCTCCAGCGTTGCGGCTGGGTAATGCAACGGTGTCTGCACTGCGGAGTCTGTCCACGTGCCAGAGGCTAACATGCGAACCCCTTTCACCAAGAGGTCTCCGTCAATCTCAATCTTCTCGTTCTTCGAGTCGAATGGACTTGACAGCAATCGCATGGGGGAAGCCTCTTCGTTTTTGCGTTCCTTCTTAACCCACTCGTCATCCTCGTTCTTGTGCCAGCCAGCTTTCTCTGCTGCTGCCCAGGCCGCTGCGGATGCTTTGACTTCGTCGCCATCGTATTCCTTCAGCGCTGCCTGATACACAGTCTCGAGCATGTCGTTGAGCTCTTTCGGCCCGCCTTCAACTTTCGGCAATTGGACCTCCAATGCGTGGCATATGCCACGCTTCATCGACGTAAATCCCACTATAATGGTATATAGTACAGTACACGTACCGGGTGGGTATTTAAACGTTACGCTCGGATACCGCCATAGTGATGACCATACAGTTTCTCAACTATACGCTCTAACACGGCTACGCGGTTTTCAAGCTTTTCAATCTGGGATTCCTCGGGCAGTTCTGTCACCGCCTCGGGCTCCTCTACTTCTGGTTCTACCTGTTTTCTAGGTGGCATTTCAGTTCCTCCTCTGCTTGTTCTCTGGCCATTCCAAACTCTTTCCAGGCGGGACATTGCTTTGTAGCCAGGAATAACTCCTGGACAACGTGGCCATCTGGGCCCTGAACTTTGAACGGAACATATGGATAGAGTTTGCACAACAGAGCGCGCTCATCGTAAGGGATTGCGCATCCGTTCTCGGTCAAGGCAGGGCAGTCGCCTTCGTTCAGCGAATACCAATACCCATCATCCCCGAATCCAATAAACGTGAAATTCTTCGCGTCTATACGTTCCTGCGTTGCATACTTGTGCAGCGTGTCCCACTCCTTTGGGTGGAACGAGGTCCGCTGCTTGCAACAGGCGCCTCCGCACTTGCGGCACTTCATTGGCATCTTCATGTTACTCAACCTTGCCGCACAGTTTACATCTGTGCCCGATGAATGCTCTACCGTCAACTACGAACTGCTTGGGCATCGACCACTTATGCTTACACGTAAGCGGAAAGCCCAAGAACAACTGCTTAAACCATTCAATCATGATGCGCCACCAGGTATCCGCGATACTGTGAAGCACACACTAGGTTAACGTTAGGCGCCTCGCCAACGCCAGATACAATTAATCGGCTGTGCTCTGGGAACCGCATTGGGATGGGGTACTGGATTGTGAATGTGCCCTCACCAACCACGATTTCCGAGAACGGGAAGAAGATGCCATTAACTGTATCGTCTAACTCATCGTAATCAGAGCGTAACGTGAATCGTGTAAAGTGCCCAGATGCCGTTGCGTTTGACGCATAGGTTATCTGCGTGATGTAAAGTTCATAACCATCAGGCACGCAATACGCAGTGTTACGCGCTCGGGTGTAGCCCGCGGCTATGCGCGAGTAGATTGGTGTGTCAGACAAGTGTCTGATGTCAATGTTGCCCGCTGCCTTGCCGCCGCTTCCAACTGTCTCTACGCGGAATGTGTTAACACGTAGGATGTTAGTTGCCACGGTTGGCACTGCGGTTATGCCGTTGAGCGTAACCACTTCGGTCCTAGCCACGTAATTAGTGTCAAGGTAACCGATACGCACCGAGCGAACGCCTGTGCCAGCAGCAGCATCAGAAGCACTGTCTGACACTACCTCCATCTGCTGGGCTGCTGCTGGCCAGACGTATGTGCCGCCGACTAACCAAATGTCTTCCTCCGCATTGTCGATGTCCATGTTGTAGCCGTTCTTGCTGAATCGCGAGTGCCCGTATACATACCCGCGGGAGATTGCGTTGCCGAAATCCATCGTTGGGTCAACGGTGCGCGTTGTGCCGCCCAGTGGGTTATAAGGTGTATTTGCCATATTACTCCCTCTCTACTACTGCCACGTAAGTGCACCTACAGTTCGGATGAACTGGCAAGTCGGGCTCACTACCGAGTTCGTAAATGTTACCGTGCAGGCTTTCGCACTCTTCACACACGCGGTCATCGAGTGCCGCAACGTATTCGACTTGTTCTATACCGTGCGCTTCATACCGCGCAACGGCTGCTTCGTTGCCTGCACGCAGCGATTCCGTGCGGGCGATAGTGATTGCCTTGTTGCGGCTGAAATCAGTGGCTACCTTAACGCGCTTGGCGATTTGGTTGATGTTTTCACTTTTGGAGTATGCCTCCGTCAGTGTTCGGCTCAATCTCTTCGATGCGTCGTTTGTTAAGCCCTTTATTTCGCTGTAAGTCTTCTGCGTAGATAGTTCTACCAATCTTTGCTCTGGAGGCAAAAGAAAGGGGCTTGGCGTGTCTGGAATGGGCACCCCCACAGCACGCATGCTCTTGTTTGCCCACTTGCGCCCATGAGCCATTGCCTGCTCGGTCATCTTCTTTGCGGCAGGCAGTGCGGCCAAGTCGTCGATTACCTTTTCGACATCCTGCACAAGGCGTAAGGAGAACGCCGTCATCTCGGGCATTGGGTCGGCCAGTGAGCGGGGGTCACGCTGTTTGACCCCGCGCATCACCAGTTCAGCAAAGTCATCGACTAGGCCAATGAGTATTCGCGCATTGGCCTTCTCAACAACCTTAAAGCCCGCTGGGTCCGCCCTGATAGGCTGGGGCTTCTGGGCTTTCCTCAATGCTGGGGACATACGGTTTCATCTCCTCTTCGCCCTGCTTCAGGATATCTTCCTCGGGTGGGATACCCAGATGTTCGCGGGCCCAGTCTGCGGGCACTACTGCATCGGGGTCCATGCCCGTGCGCAGTGCTGCCATCCACTGTGCTTCCTTAACCTTGTCGTCTGGGCTGACTTCGTTGAACTCAAGCCACACGGCACCCGGCACTCCAGTTATGCGGTCGATGACTGCCTGGGTATAGGTTCTTGCCACAATGTTCTGAATTGTGGTAATGATTCCGTGAAAGGCACGGATTCGAACTGTTGCTGTAGCCTCTGTAGTTCCACGACCGAGTCCGAGGAGTTCATCAGGGATACCAAACGCCGCTGCCACTCTCTGCAGCGTAATGTTGCTATACGTCTCAAGGTTCGATAAGGTCGAGTCGACCGGTGTAATAGAGACATCGGGACCAGTAATCCAGTCGTTTTTTGGACCCACGTGCTCGTATTCACGGCGCACAGCATCCATGTCCTCAGGTGCAATGTTGTCACCCGGCTGTCCAATCTTTACCTGGTTCTTGGCTGTGCCGTGACGGTGGACACCACAGGTGATGGATTCCACCATGTCACAGTCGCGCATTATGTCGTCATGGGCGCGCTCCACAAGGGATGCACCGTACATGTCTCCAGGGACTGGGAAGAGTGAGATTGATAATAGCCGTTCTTTTGGTATTTGGATAATTCTACGGTCAAGACCGTAGAGTCCTTCGTCAACGATTTGAATATAGTGCGCAATTCGACCGTAGTCGTCATACACCATTTCGAAACTGGAGGCGTCGCGAGGTATGACACCCCAGACACCGCGCTGTCCAGAGTCGGGGATGATTTCTTGGAATGCTGTTCCACAGATGACTGCATCTAATACACCTTGCCAAATAATACTGTCTAGATTCACATGGGGCTGGTCGGCCCACTCAACGACCTTGTCCTTAAGGTCTTCCATCCCCTCTTCACAACAGAACTCGTATCCGTTGGATAATACGAACTGCGGGAATGCGTCAATACACGCAGCGGCTGGGCCACCACGGCGATACATGCCACGCCACTTCTTTACCTGTGTAATGTGGCTGCTCTTGTCACCCATGAAACCGAGGCGCCGGTATTCCTCTTTCCCTGCATTGCCACCGCCCACGATTTGGGTGACTGGCTTGGGCGCCTCCGGTGCTGTAGGCACCGGGGGTGCAATTAAGTGTCTTAACCCTTCGAACATGTTCTTATCTCCTCGACGCGCCACCTATCATGAATCGGCCAGGCCCGCCTTGATTGCCGTGTAGTTCTGTTAGCGCCCACACGAGCGCATCCATTCTATCCGGCGATTTCACCTTCGGGTCGTTCGGGACCCACTCGCACATCTGGTCTTCCAGGGCGCTTAAGTTGCCCACATGGTGGACGCGGCCCTGCTCATATAACGAAGCGATAGGTTCAGCACGAACAGCCTTCCCACGCGACGCTGTGACCTTTTTGAAACTAATGCGGTTATCGACCGTGCGTAATGTCGTCTCAACCAAATCGCCACCGTTGTTAACTTCAGCGACTATCTTGTCTGCCTGCCACTCGTTGTATACCTGGATTACCTTGGCTGCCCATTGGAGGGGGGTTCCCTGCATAGACTCGTCAGCAAGCACGTAATAATGACCATCGTCACGAATCCCACAAACGACAATGCCAGTATAGTCAGAACTAGCAGTGCTAGTGATAGCAGGGTCAACGCCAACCACGATGCGGCCGAAATGGAGTTCCTTACGGCTGGGTATACGGCTACGTTCAAGAACCCCTCTTGTCCAGAGGGCACCAGGATTATCGTCGAGTATCTCCGCGTATAGTTCCTGGCGACCAAGTCGCGTGCCCTCATACCTCGCGATAATATGCTCCATGAATGAGGGCGCGAGGTTGGCAGCGTTGTCCATGGTGGAACCCCGAGACGTAACGCACTTCTCATTTTTCATCAGCTCTTTAATAATGGGGATTGGTCTGGGCGTTGTTGTGATGATTGCACGGGGTTGCTTGCCCATACGCAACCCGAACAACATCATGTCCCAGGTCTCGGTATACTTCCACGCGGCCAACTCGTCGCACCATGCGTAATGATGCTGCGGACCACGCAGACGGTCGGGCTCTTCAGCGCTGTATAGGTGCGCTGTGCTACCGTTCGGCCATGTTAGTTTCCGTTTGCTCGGTTCATAGGTAGGAGCAAAGTCATCAAAGGAGCAGCCCAGTATACCGCTCTCGCCTTCAACCATAACGTCTCGTGCGTCTGCGGATGTAGGACCAATGAGTGCGATGTGGCATCCAGGGTCCTCCCTGGCCATCTTGATACACCACTCCGCACCAACGCGTGTCTTTCCAAAACCACGGCCCGCATTCAATAGCCAGAACTGCCAGTCGCCCGGAGGGGGCTTCTGGTTGTCTCTTGCCTTGGATATAAAAAAGCGACGGTTAAGTTCCTCCAAGATAGACCTTTGCTCTCGCGATAAGGTCTTCGTCTGTAAGGACGTTGTTGATTTGGACATTAACTGTAACTCCGTCGGCTATCTTGCGTGCTGCCATAATACAGGCGCGCGCTTCGTTAATCGATTGCAGGGCAACGCGATGGTCCTTGCCTTTTGTTGACTCAAGGATATCCATAGCGCTATCCAGCAATTGGTTTAATGTGGCATCCAACTGTTCGGCTGTTTTGACGGCAAGGCGTTCTTCCTTGCGCTCCATTACTTCCGCAACCTTCGGATGAATATGGTTCGTTTTATGATTGTGCACGCATGTGGACGTAAGCCCAAACTGTTTGGCTACGTTACGGACTGAGTCCCCTTTTAGCAGGCACACATCAATAGCATCGCGGTTCGGGTGCTCACATGCTTTACACTTGGGCATAATTCACCTACTTACACGGGCGTCTGGGTTTCATGCGTAATACCTCTTCTGCTCGGCCTCACGCTGCTTGCGCTCTTCTTCCTGCAGCATGCGGGCGGGGCACGTAGTAATGCTACAGTTGGCGGGTTTCATGTCGCCTTCCTGTGCATGGCACGTAATGACTACGCGCATGTGGATACATGGGCGTTTAGGGTCAGCAGGGTCACCAAGGTCCGGGCCTTCTTCTTCCTCGCCATCGTCCTCTGCGAGGGTGTCTAATGCGGGCTCAACCTTGGTCATAATCTTCATGAGAAGTTCCTGCTCCTCTGGGGACAGGTTATCCATGTTGATACTGCCGCATGCACCCGTTGCCTCGGGCTCACTGTGGCATTTACAATTACCGTCACACTTGTGTTCGTCTTGGTTCATTTGTGCGCCTCGTGCTGGAGGGATTCGCGTTTCATGAAAGTCTCAACATATTCTACTATGTCGGCAGCACTATACGCAAACCGCTTCTGGTCTTCAAATGATTTGAAGTGATTACGAAGGCGTATAAGCACGTCCTCACTGGCTTTAGATGCGATAGCGGCGTCATGCTCTTTGAGAGCAGACCATTCCAAATGCGTTCCTTTAAAATTTTCCTGAGCGAATAGCGCAGATTCCCCAATCTTATACTGACAGGATTTCGGTATTTCTGATTCTGGATAACCATGTGATGTACACCTACGAGAACCCGCAAAAGCACAGGTCTGACATTGATTGGTTCTTTCCGTTTCCGGGGCGGGGCGGGAACCTTTACGGTATTCTGCTTCTCGTAGTGCTTCTAGTGCATTATGTTTGTTCCTTACTGTCGGAACATCAACGAATAAACGGATTGCCGCATATTCTTTAATGTTCAACGATAGCACAATTTCTTCAGGTTGCTGCTCGGTCACGAGGCTTCACCTGCTTCTAGCCCAAGCGCTTCTGTAAGTACGACAATAATGCATTTGAAGTTCTTTGTTTCTTTGTTGAAATCAAATGCACAATGACAATAAGAACACGATTGTGATCTGCACCCATGCTCTTTTATAAATTTATTGTATAATTCTTGTGCTGTCATCGCTGCTCATCTCACTGGTGCGCCTCGCGCCTGGCGGGAACGGGCTGCTGCTCGGTCATGTCCACCCCATGCGGTCGCGCGAACGAAGCCACTCTGCCTGCCTGTCCGCTATCTCCTGGGCCCTGTTGGGAATATCAGACGCATCTTCTGCCGCGTCTTCAATCAGCCACTCAAGGTATTTCTTTGCCTTGAGGAAGTCTTCTATAGCGTCACCTTTCTTACCGGCTCTGCTGATATACTTGATGACGTTTCCTTTAAGAAAGCCGCGATATTCGTCGTCATTGAACGTCGCCGCTATATACTCTATGGGCTCAATCTGCCCCTCGTAATGCTCTGTCATAATAACCACAATTTCCATCTTCATCCGAGCCAAGGTTGGTGATACAGGGCCCAATGGAACACTTATTGCACCGACCAGCCATCAGCGTCATAGACGCGTTCGACTGGGGCGCGAAAGTGTTCCGCCTCTGGGCCTTTGTAGCCGACCATGTAAGAGTCCATAAGTTGGCGAACCGTGGTTGCCTCTGGAGGCTCGGCCCACGCTATACCATTATATATGGACTTAACAAAACAACTGCCAGCATCCACATCGATATCAGGATTGCTAACGAAGTGCCACGCAAGAAAGACGGTGCACGCCTTTCCTGCAGCGATTGTATTCTTGCACAATCGTTCAAGTGCGAGGCGTTGACCAATGGGTATATCGGTCCCAGCCAGCTTAAATTCACCCAATACTAACCAACGGTCTTTCCATTCATAGATAAAATCGATGTCTGTTGGGCAGAACTTTCCGTCCCAGACAAGGTTGTGAAAGCTGACAAGTTGCTTGGTCTTGGCTCGGTCACGGATAGTTCCATTAACCGCCATTTAATCTCCTACAGTTCGACTTTCATCGCACCCATCAAGGCACGACAAGCCGCGTCTACTTTCTCAAGACTTGGCACGTTGTCGCCGTCATTTGGGATTTTGGTGGCATACATGTCGAGCCAACGCATGAACTTCTGAGTGTTAATGCGATATACTGTGGTTCGAGTTGTAACATACATAGTGCCAGTAGGGCACTGCATGTCCTCAAGAATCACAGCAAACGGCCACTCTGTGGGGAGTCCACCTGCTTGCTCAATGTTCGCATCACCATCATCTTTGTCTTTGAAGCGCATGTTTCAACACACCATAGTCGTTTCCTTAAGTAGCAGGCAGCATGCCTAGATACTGGCAGAGGCCCCTACAGCGGGCTTAGGCGGGGTCGCCGTCACCCGAGACTCTAATTGCGATTGAACGCTACACCCAAAAATGATTAGAGTAATCCCAGAATGTTCTGGGTTACAGATTCAAGAGTGCCTGCAGGAATAATGCCAGTATAAGAACCAGCAGCAATGGCAGCAATACCAGCCACCAGAGTAGGCCACTGACACTTAACGACGTTTGCAACCATCGCTGCAGACTCGAAGTATTGGGCTTCATCCTGCCAGAGCGGAGGACACTTCGGAACGTCCCCAAGGGTTGCACCTCGGAATCCTGCATATGCTCCTCGCCACATGATGTGCCACTCGCGGTAGGTGCTACAGAACCCATCAGGGTCACTTACGAACCTGTTCACGAGTTTGCCGACAAAGAACCCCTCGGCGTGTTCGCCTGGTGTGTCATAGGGGTCAAAGTCGTAACCTGCCTCGCCCTTACCCACAGGGGCTGCACTGGGCTGGGCAGTGTCTACAAATGCAACTGCTCCCGTCTGGGGGTCAGTCACTGGGACAAGCGCCATGGCTTATCCCTCTTTCTTCATGCCCTGCTCATTGAACTTGGCAATCTCGTAGATGACTTTTGGCATTACCCTGTCCATCTTTCCGAGAATCGCTGCGATGTTCTCACGAGTGGCAACGAACGACTGCCTATTAATAGACGAGTTAATCATGCCGTTCTGGATAATCATGAAGAAACGCTGGGTGAGCATTCCATACTCATAGAGTTCCTTCGCCTCTGCATCCTTCACAGCGGCGATGATTGCTGCGCGGTCTTCAACGGGCTCATCGAATGTCAGATAACTGATTGTCTCTGCTGTTGCTTTACGAACCATGGTTCTACGTCCTCGCCTCAAGCGCCCTAATAGTCGCTCTCATCGACGAGTTTGGTCTGCTCGTAGAACTCTGGAAAGTTTATCTGCATGGCCAGAACAACCTGGTATGTCTCAATTTCTGACTTAAGCTGTTCAATGTAAGTCTCAAGAGATTTTGTGTATCTCTGCGTATTTACGTCAGTCATACTGCGCCTCAAGTACATCGTACTCTTTCTGGAGAGCATCCAGTTCGGCTTGAAGTTCGCCAACCCGCTCCTCTAGCTGTAGATTCCTAATTCGGAGTTTATACCTCTCAAATTTTAGAGCTATAATCTCCTCTTTCAGGTCATTTAGACATTCAAATGTAAACTGCCTAGTTTCCATTGTCCGCGCCCCCAGGGGTCATGTGCTGACCATTGAACCTGCGGGACTCGGACACCCAGAGGTGAATCTTGTCGCCGATAACAATGGCCTTGACAAGGTGAACGCCTGGATTCTTCCTGAAGTATTCGTTCTCCTCTTCAACTGTAAAAACTAAATGCTCAAGCATTGCGGTGTCTCCTTGTTTTCTTCGCAGGCGTCGCATCTTGTTCGTGCGGTTCTCCAGTCTGCGGTTCTCGTAATAGTTGTCGGTCGCGTCTCGATAACGCGAACTCCTGAATTGCTGCTTTTGCTTCTCCGAACCCACGGCATACCACAACTGTGTAACCTGCTGCTCGTATCCACGCAATGACCTGCTTCTGGTTGTCAGACAAGGCACCGCCTTTTGTGCGCTTCATCTCCACGAACAGAGGCACGTCAAATAAAAGAATTAAGTCGGGCACGCCAGACAGTAGGCCTGTGGCCCGCATGTGAAATTTCATGAAGTCAGTGCGCTTCCCCTCATTGGGCACAGAGAAGAAAACGAGGTCCGGATACTCTTTGAGTAACCACTTTACCAAGGCCGTCTGTTCTTCCCGCTCACTCGGCACGTAGGTATTTACCCACTCGCCTTCCGCGGTGTCATGCCCGATGCTGGCCTTCTGCAACTTCACCATGGGTCAACCCATTCAATCCGCCCTTCTAACAGGGCCTCATAATTTAAATGACAGAATAAAGTTCTAGGCGGGGGATTCTTCATCTCCGCGTCTCGGTCAACTACTCCCCATTCATCGTCGCTCATCGTAAGAACACTTGGTCTTTGAACCCGATGGGGACGTGGCACGCTTGCGTCGCACTGGCCAGAAGTTCTTCTGAAACCCCTTCGCATTTAAGCTGGCAGAAAAATGTGCGTCCGTCAGGCATGACCGTAAGATGGGCACACTGCCTGTCGAACTGACATCCCATGATTATGCCTTCTTTACTGCAATCTCATACTTGCGGAACTCGCGACCATTCTTGGCCTTGGCGAGTCCTGCGTTTTTGACGCGAACAATAGCGCCTTCCTCGACTGCGAGGAGGTCCTTCATGCCTGCGGTGATGGTGAACCTAACTTCTCCATCGTCCGTGAGGATGCGTGCGTTGTCTCCGAATTTGCCTTCGGTGACTCCAAGGAACTTGCCGATAAGTGCAAACCCCTCTTCTGTCTTGCTAATGGAGAAGAACTTGTAATCCCCACCAGCCTTCTGCCCAACTGGGGCAAAGCCGTCATCTGTCATAATGTTCTGCTCTGGGGCCTTTGCGGCCTTCTCTTTTAATTTCTCTGATACTGATTTTCCTACCAT